TAGTCAATATAAACGGAGTTAAAGACAGCTTTATCTTTTAGTGGAGAAAAAGCTGGTGAGTTAAGTTCTTTTGAAAAATCAAAGATTTTCGCTTCTCCGTTGCTGAAACGTACCCAAAGCTTATAATCTTCAAGGGGACGCACGCCGCTTATTTTCAGCGGTTGCGTTTGTTCCCCGGCGTAGGCAATTCCGTTTTTTATATACACGCTGTTCCCCTCCTTATCTTAAAGGCTCAATCTTCCCAAACGGGATGTTTCTGACCGCGTTATTCCAAGCAGCATATAATTCATCCTCATGGATTACCGCCCATGCCTGTACAAGCTTTAACTGCTTTACCGGCAAGCTTCCCGCCAATAATTCCCCATCAACCCCTACGGAAGCTTCATATTCAGCATAATATACATGAAAATGCGGTTTGTGGTGCTGGTCGTTGTCGCTGAAAATCATCTTGATTACGATGTTAAAGAATCTGCATAACTCTGGCATTTGCTCATCTCCTTTACTATACTTGCATTATAGCATATTTGCTATTAAAGTCAATAGTATATTTGCTATGTTAGTTTTTTATTTAAAAATATTTTAAAAAAACAAACAGTTGATAGAAGTTTATATTTTAAATGTGATATTCTTAAAATAGAAAAATATTTTAAAAAGAATGAATCAGCCATGCAAATTTATAAGTTGCAGGCTTTTTTTGTTGGCAGTTATTGGAGGGATGGAAAATGTTAGATAAAAACCAAAAATACATGGAATTATTGGGTTTGGATAAATGGTATAAAGCAGGAATTACTGGGAAAGGTGTAAAGATTGCAGTATTAGACCCTGGTGGTAAGTTGTTTCCGTGGCAAGAAGAAACAGTGGGGCGTCCTCTTGGTGATGTCGGTAAACAAGATTACGGTCATGTAGCTAGTTGTTGTGCTGCTATCGCAGAATTTGCTCCCGGTGCTGAAATCTATGCACTTGATACTACTTCCGCTTCTTGGGATTGGGCATATAAAAATGCTGATATTATCAGTTGCAGCTATACAGGATTGACTTCCAAGACTACCACAGAATTAAACAAGGACTATCAAAAGCCTGTGTTTATTGCAAGCGGCAATGATGGCAATATTAAGGATGGTACTGACTTTGGCATACCTTCCTCTGATTATGTAATTGCTGTTGGTGCTTATAACATCAATACAGATAACGCCATGTATTATTCCAATGGCGGGGAAAAGCTGGAATGTGTTATTCCTTCCGAATACTATGTATCCAACAGCGAGCTTAAACCTGCACAATTCCCCGGTACTTCTGCAAGTGCTCCCTTAATTGCTGCTATGTTTGCCTTAATTAGTGAAAACTTGGGGCGTGTACCTGGTTTAAAAGAAGTAAGGGAAATAATCAGGAATAATTATGTAGACTTAGACGCTCCTGGAAAGGATAAAAGAACGGGAGTAGGGTTATTTATCATGCCGGAAATGGCGGAAAATGAAGAAATGAGAATCGAGATGACAATAGGCAGTAACATTGCTTATGTAGATGGTGAAAAATATTATATGGATGTTGAGCCGCTTGTGATTAACAACAGAACAATGGTTCCGATCCGCTTTATCTCGGAAGCGTTAGGATGCCAAGTGGATTATGATAATAAAACGAAGGGGATTACAATTAAAAAAAACAATTTTTAAAAATTTTGCAAGAATATTGACAAAACAGCTTTTCTTGTAATAAAATGTAATACAGGATGGAGGTGTTTTGTATGACTATCTCTTTAAGATTAACAGATGAAGAGACGTTGATTATAAAAAAATATGCGGAGCTTAACAGAATTTCTGTATCAGAACTCATTAGGCAAGCAGTAATGGAACGTATTGAAACGGAATATGACTTGGAATTATTTGAACATGTTATGGCAGAATATAAAAATAATCCTATTACCTATTCTTTGGATGCTGTAGAAAAGGAACTTGGTTTAAATGAAATATAAGGTAGAATTTACGCAAACAGCATTAAAAGATTTAAAAAAATTAGATCGTCATACTGCAGCATTAATTTTAGGTTGGATTCGTAAAAATCTTGAAGATTGCGAAAATCCTCGTTTATACGGAAAAGGATTAACTGCAAATCGTAGCGGCCAGTGGCGTTATCGTATAGGTGATTATCGTTTGCTTGCAAATATTGAAGATGATAGAATTGTTATTCTTATTTTAAATGTAGGACATAGACGGGAAATTTATAAATAGTTGATAGAACTTTATATTTTAAATGTGATAGGATTAAAATAGAAAAAATTAAGATTGCTTTTATGAGTTTGAGAGTAGATTTGAGAGTAATCTGATTTTATAAGGGGCAAAAAAAGAGCCGGTATTTGTTTACGGCTCTTTTTTGTTTATTGTTAAATCTTTTTTATTGCTATCAGGAATTTATCAGTTCTTTGTTGGTAGATATTGGGGGGATTAAATGGCAGAGAAGAAGAAAAGCGGACGGTTTAAGCCGGGGGAATCCGGCAATCCTTCCGGACGTCCAAAGGTGCCAAAAGAAGTAAAAGAGTTATTGAAGGCAAGAAGTGTGGATGCTGTTAATTTTATTGTTTCCACTATGCAGGACGAAAAAGCAAAACAGGATTTAAGGGTGAAATGTGCGGAGATAATCATTGAGAGAGCATACGGGAAAGCAACCCAAATAGTAGATGTGGACAGTAACAGTAAAATTTGTATCACATTGGATGATCGTTTAGCTGAATATGCTGAATAATTGAGGTGGTAAAAAATGGTATGATTAAGATAAAGATGGAGCCGCCAAATCCCAAACAGATAGAATTTTTTAAAGCCAAAAGCCGGTTTGTTGCTTATGGCGGTGCAAGGGGCGGCGGAAAAAGCTGGGCCATCCGCAAAAAAATCCTTCTTTTGGGGATTCATTACCCGGGGATTAATATGCTTTTACTCCGCAGAACTTATATGGAGCTGCGGGAAAATCACATTCGGCAGCTGCAGTTGGAATTATCCGGTATTGCTGTATACAAGGAAATGGACAAATCTTTTACATTTGCAAATGGAAGTCGTTTAAAATGCGGTTATTGCGATAGTGAGAGCGATGTAAATCAATATCAAGGACAAGAGTATGATATTATCTTCATTGATGAAGCAACGCAATTTACAGAATATCAATTTAATACGTTGACTGCTTGTATGCGTGGTGCCAATAGTTTTCCTAAAAGAATGTATCTTACCTGTAATCCCGGTGGGGTTGGGCATGCTTGGGTAAAACGGCTTTTTGTTGAGCGTCTTTATAAAGAGCGGGAAAACGCAGAAGATTATACGTTTATACAGGCAAAAGTTTTTGATAACAAGATACTGATGGAAAACGATAAAGGTTATGTGAATATGCTTGAAAATTTGCCGGATAAACTGCGTGAAGCATGGCTTAATGGGAATTGGGATGTTTTTGAAGGCCAGTATTTTTCCATGTTTAATCGGGAAACTCATGTGTTAAAACCATATATGATAACAAAAGAGAACAGGAGATATGTTGCGATGGACTATGGTCGTGATATGTTTGCCTGTTATTTTATTGCCGTTGACGAACAAAATAATGGAATTGTTTATAAAGAGATTTATCAATCGGATTTAATGGTTTCTGATGCGGCAAAACTATTAAAAAGTTATATTTTACCCGATGAAATCATTGCTGCTTTTTATGCTCCGCCGGACCTTTGGAACAAACAAAGTCAATCCGGAAGGAGCACGGCAGAAATATTCCATGAGCATGGGATTAATTTAACCAAAGTAAGTAATGACAGAGTGCAGGGTTGGTATGACATGGCGGAATGGTTAAAGATTGTAGAAGATGAGCAAGGCTACAAAACCGCACGGTTAAGGATTTTTGATAATTGCAAAAACCTAATTCGTTGCTTGCCTCAGGTTCAATATGATGATAAGAATCCAAACGATGTAGCGAAGGAACCACATGAATTAACACATTCTGTTGATGCAATCCGTTATTTTTGTGCAGGACGGCCTCTTGCTTATCGTCCTATTCCGGTAGAGGATACAGATTATATGGATTATGATAAGCAAATCAATTCTTTTTTGGGAGGGTGGAATTAATGGAGTTTGCTTATGGTTTTGTGGCAGGTTGTTTTATTGCCTATGTACCTCTTTTTTTAATGGGATTTGCTTATGACAAAAAGAGGGATTCAGGAGCGGAAAAGACTTTAAAGAAAACACCGTTTGAACAGCAATTAGATAATATGCTGAGATATGACGGTTCGGAAAGGGGGCAGAAAGTGATTGAAAGAGAAGAATAATCCAAGTAAGGTTTGGCAGGAATATCAAGGGGGAATTCAATATAACAATGCCCTTTATTTATATGAAAATGTAAAAAAACAAGAGAATTTTTATCTTGGACGTCAATGGGAGGGATTGAATGCTCCGGATTTGGAACAACCTGTACTTAATTTTTTGGGAAGAGTTGTCAATTATTTTATTTCCATGCTGGTTTCCGATGATGTTGGGATTTCTGTTAATTCTTTTACGGGGGAATTGCCAAATCCCTTATTAAATATGGGAAATGATGAATTGGTGGCCAAAGAGATTGAACGGGTAATTGAAAAAGCAAAAATAAAATCATTAAACAGAGATGCTTTAAGAAATGCCGCAGTTGATGGAGATACTTGTTTTTATTTGCATTTTGACCCCAATAAGGGAAGAAAAATCTCGCTTTCTGAAAACGAGGTTGCTTATCAGGGAGAAATTGCAGTAGAAGTATTGGACAATACCAATGTAATTTTTGCAAATCCATACTCTGATAATTTACAGGAGCAGCCTTATATTATTGTTGTTCAGCGGAAACCGATTAAAGAGTTGAGAAAACAGGCTCAAAAGGAAGGTGTAAAAAATTGGGAAAGCATTATTTCCGATAACAATAGTCTTTTTTACAATGAGGACAAGACGGATAATAATGACTTGGTAACGGTTTTAACCAAGTTCTATCGGAATCGGGATACCATTAAATATTATCGCTGTACGCAATCGGTAGAATTAAAAGGTGAAACGGATTTAGGATACAAATTATATCCTTTTGCCTATATGAGCTGGCAGAAGGTAAAAAACAGCTATCATGGAATTCCGGCTATTACTCAAGGAGTGATTCAAAACCAGATTTATGTAAATACTCTTTGGGCATTGTTTATGATTCATCAGAAGAAGATGACTTTCCCAAAAATTCTTTACGATGCTACCAAAATTGATCGTTGGACCAATAAGGTTGGGCAGGCGATTGGTGTTGCAGGGGATCCAAATACGGCAGCGGTTGCAACTTCTTTCCGTGGTGCGGATTTTTCCCAACAAGCGATGGAATTGGTGGAGAAAACCATCCAATATACCAAGGAATTTATGGGGGCGAGTGATGCAGCTTTAGGGAATGAGAAGGCGGATAATACTTCTGCCATCATTGCTCTACAGAAGGCCAGCTCTCAACCCTTGGAACTGCAGCGGCTATCTTTTTATCAATTTGTAGAGGATTATGTACGGGTTATTTTGGATATGATCCGGATTGATTACGGAACTCGTCAAGTCCAAGTATCTGACGAAATGGGGAATACAAGTCTTGAAACGATAGATTTTTCCACATTGGATTATGATGCCATGGATTTAAATGTGGATGTTGGTTCCAGTGCTTATTGGAGCGAAATTACACAGATGCAGACCATGGATAATTTGTTTACAAAAGGAATTGTTACGGATATGGTTACCTATTTGGAATCGATTCCGGATAGATACATAAAAAATAAAAATAAAATTATTGAATCCATCAAACAGCAAATACAGCAAGAGCAAATGAATCAACAGCGAGTGCAGCAAGAGCAAATGATGCCAAGTTTATCCCAAGGGGCAGGGGGTCCTTATTAAAATATGACCTGGGCAAGTCAATAAACTGCCTCACCTCCAAACCGGCAAACCAACGGGAAGGAGAGAAAGGAGTAAACCATGACAGAGGACACCAATCTGGATATGGAATTTGAAAATATTTTTTTTGAGGATGAATCTCAAGAAACGGAAGAATCAAATGAAACAGTGGAGTCGGATAATACTGTTGAAATTGAGGAAAGTTTGGAAGCGACCGCGGACACCAACGCAGAAGCGGATACAATTTCCTTAAAACATTTGGGGAAAGAATATCCTTTACCTTTATCCGAAACCAAAAAAATGGCCGATGTGTTAGGAATGGGGACACAAGATTTGATTAATGCTTTTCAAAAAGGCATGAATTATGATCATATGGCGGATAAAATAAAATCCTATCAGCCTATTCTTGAAACCATCGACTTTTTTGCTAAACAAAATAATATGACAAGAGATCATTATGTTTCCGAGCTTATAAAACAGCGGGATCAGATTGCCTTTAATAAACAAAAAGAAGAATTAATGAGCAAGTACCCGGATGCAGAAGATGCTTTATTAAATGAGCTGGTAGAAGGTCGCTTGTCCCAACAAAAACAAAAAGAAGCAGAAGCTCTTAAAGAGAAAGAGCGTCAGGAAAGCCAAAAAAGACAAGATGTATGGGTAGATTTTTTCCGTAAGTTTCCCGACTTAAAACCGGATACCATTCCTAAAGAAGTCTATGAACGGGCAAATAGCGGGGAAAATCCAATTATTTCTATGTTGGAAATAAAAAATAACGAGTTAAAGCTAGCCGCTGCGATGGTTAAGCAAAATATCCAAGCAAAAGAAAAAGATCCCGGTACTTTAGCCGGGGGTGGCGATGCAGATGCAGATCTTTTTATGAGCGGATTTAATTCTATTTAAGGTATTTAAGAAAGGATTGATTTTATATGGCAATTAATTTACATGATAAATATGCAAAACAGATTCAGGAGAAATTTGTAAAAGAATCGATTATCAAAGGTTTATTATCTAACGATTATGATTGGAGCGGTGTAAAAACCGTTAAAGTTTCTACTTTAGAGACTGTTCCCATGGTAGATTATACTCGTTCTGGTGTAAATCGTTACGGTACGCCGGAGGAAATGCAGGATACGGTTCAGGAATTAACCCTTACTCAGGATAAATCCTTTGCAATGACCATTGATAAAGGGAATAATGAGGATCAGAATGGTATTAAAGCTGCCGGTCGTGCATTATCCTTGCAGATTAAAGAGCAAATGACACCGCTTGTGGATAAATATGTACTTTCTGTATTGGCAAATGGTGCAGGTACTACTATTACGAGTGCTGCTCCTACCA